ACACCAACAATTTTTAAATCTGACAAATCTTTTGCTTGATGCAAAGGGATTGCAGGCCCTTCAACAACAGAAGGAGGGGAATCAAAAGCGACAAAAGTTTTAGTCTTTTTTGGAATGTAGAAAGATAAAGCTCTACGGACGGAAGGGGATATTTTCTCACCTTCAATGTGTCCTCGGGAAAGGTGGGCTGCTAAAGCATCTTGGTTTGCAGGGATGGGAACAATACTCCACTCAATCATGTCCCACTCTAGGAACCGGAGGCAGGGCATGTCTGAACTGTGACTTGCCCTAAAGTCAAGGATGTCTTCGCCTGTCTCAAGGTCGATAAGGTCTTCATCGTCTTCGGGAGCAATCAAAGACGCTCGGATTGGGAGGAATCCTATTGAAGACGCTTGCAACTCTTTACGAGCTACTAGCCTAAAGATCAATTCGGATTCACGGGTTTCGCCGTGGAAGTAAGCGGTAGAATAGATGCGGTCTTCTAAAATCTCAAGTGCTAAGTTGCCGTAAGGATCTCTGGCAGATGCAATGGGGAGGTCGTCGGTTTTGTGAGCAAAAAAGACACGGGGATTACGGGTGTAGTTTTTGAGGTGGGATACACAACCACGGGGAAGGACAATATCTCCGTGACGATCACGGGCTGCGGTAGTAATGACAAAGCGAGCGGTCATCTCTACAGTGTCAACTTTAGGCTCTTCTGAATCGTTTGAATCTAAAGCTAAAAGTGAAGAAGACGACTCTCCTAGGGAATGAGCCATGTTACGAATGCTATCGGGGTGGAAAGAAGAAACGTCACCTTTACGAGCCTGACCAACTTGATAGTTTTTGCGGTCTTTGATAAACGCTCGAATTGCTTCGGGTGTAGCCGTTTCAATAGAGTCGGGGACTTTAAACTTGCTCATGGTGTATACCCCTTATTGTCGTTTGGGTTTGAAAGCGGTGCTGTAACGGGGGCGTGTTGACCGCCCATAGGACTGCTTGCAACATTGACTGGTAGGACTGGGGTATCGCCCCATGTGGTTGGATATGGTTCTCGCCCACGCATCACACGAACTTCGTTGGGTGTAATCGCACCACACATGAGATCAGTTTGAATTTGCTTTTCAATAAGCTCGGGATCGTGAGGTGTAATATCTTCCCACCAAACTTTTAAAGCGTCGTCGTAACGGCGAGCAACTTTTTCGGTAATGACTTGCCCAAAGTACCGAAGAAGGGGGTTAATGGTTTGCTGCATGAACCCAGCGTGAGATGCCATCACGGAGCCGTAGGTCATGTCTTTAGAAAGACCGGCAGCAGAAGCGGGAACACCAAATAGAGCTAAAAGGTTATCTCGGATTTCCGTGGCGGTTTCACCAAAGAGCATTTGATTGATGCCCAAAGAAAGCGGGTTAACCGAAACGCCAGGAGGAAGGAACATTGGCTTGTTGGAGCGGGTTTCGCCTGTGTAACGAGACATGAACTTTGCTTCTATACGGCGAAGGTCTTCGTCACTAGGGTCTTGAAACTTACCGTCAAACTGTACGGCAACAGTAGGAAAGGTTCCGTTTTTATAGGAGTGCCAACGGGAACGGTTAATCATCTCAGCGGTGTCTGCCCACTGTGCGCCAGCGGTTAAAGGCGAGTAGCCATCAATCTTTGAGATTGGGGACTTGTCTTTAAAAACTACGATTTCGTCGATGGGGAGAAACTTACGGAAGTAGTTGCCTTCGATGGGACGGATTTCGTAGCCTTCAATAAGCTTGTCTTGGCCTACGATGGGCCACATCCAATGAGAAGGGACCACCCAGATTGCAGCAGGGAGGCCGAGAGCGTTCTTGGGCATCCACCAGTAGGCTATGCCTGTGAGGTGGTGAAACATGATGGTTTCATACCAAAGGTCATAGGAAGTGTCAGGATCGTTGGGGTCTTTAAGGAGCCGAAGCAGGGGGTGTTTGTCTGGTACGGGCTCAAGGTCTTCGTGGGAAAGGAGGGGTGTAAGAACTTTTGATCGAAGGTAGTTAGCACGGGGCTGACTCATTGTGTTGTGGTAGGTCCATGAAACGTTGGGGACTTGACTAGATACTTGCTTGGCGATGGTGCGGATAGCAATGTAGACCCAGTGCTTGAAGTTGCGGACTTGTTCGATGCGGGAGTCTGTCCACGCTGCAACGTAGGGAAGGAATGAGGGGCCGTAAGATAAAAGTGTTGAAAGATCCCTGTCCGACGCTTGATCGGAGGGAAGGCGTAGTTTGCGCTTTCGTTTCGCCATTAGTTTTACCTTGTATTAAGATCCTTAATATTCTTATTATGCGGTATATTGAAGTTGGTTTCAAGTGTAAAAGGTTACGGGAGAACGAAATGGCACTACCTAGTAGACTTAAAAAAATACTTTCTAAACTGTTTGTCCATTCAGATCAAGCCAAATGGGGGCAACAAGACTGGGGAAGATACAAAACCCAAAACATTGAACGAAACTTAGAAAAGGTTATTAAGGGCTTACTGTCTTATGTAAAGCTGCCAAAAAGCAATTCAGACGAAGATCTAGTTCGGTGGGGGAACTCACAGAAAAACAATCCAATCGCCATAGACTTTTTCTCGCAATCAAAAAACATGGATTTTATCGTGGAGTTTTTAGAAAAACAAACAAACATAGTTTTGTCGCCGGTAGCTTTAAATAAAGCCAACCTTCCAAAAAAAGTTATACAAGATATTCGTAGCCGTTTTAGTTTAGCCAGAGAAGAGATTTACAAGAGTGTTACTTCGTATTTTACAAATGCTGAAAAGTATTCGGATATTCCAGAAGGAACAGAAAAAGGAACAGAAAAAGGACGAATAGTCAAGGTTCCGGCTGGGGATAGCGAAGTAAATAAAATATTAAAAATGACAGGGCAACAATTTAAGCTTTACCTTTCTCAAAAGGTAGGCGGGTGCTCTTTAGAAGATATTCAAAAAATAAAGCAAAGGCACATCTCACAAAAACAAAAAGTTTTGCAAACCCAAAAAGACAAAGATTTGTTGGAGTTGGAAAACGCTGTAAAAAGATTCAATAACCTTCCAGAAATCTTGACAAGCTTGTTAAGCATACAAAGTAATAAAGCAATGCGAATTCGAATGCAAAACCTTTTGGGGGGGATAATACCCAAAGAAACTTTAAATGTAAATGAGACTGAGATTCTTAAAGAACTTATTAGAAATAGAGCTATAGCTAAAAACGCAAAAAATTTGCTAGGGAAATTAAGCCCTACTGAAGATGTTTACAATGCAGAACATTTAAGAAAAGCGGAAGACATTTTAAAAGTTATGAGAGATCCGTTAAGAACGGGGAATGCTTCGGCAATCTATGATATCGCTAAAAATAGAATATCCCCAAAAGAAAGAAGTCGTTTAATTAAAAGCTTGAAAAAATTAAACATCTACGCAGGGTATGCTTTAGATATGGCTATTAAAGTTGGATACATACCTAGGATGAAAAAAGTTCAAGACGGGTTTATAGAATCAGAAAATAAAAAAATACTAGCGGAATTTGTCGGGGACGAAAAGATGCTGAAAGCAGCACTTGCAAGTTCAACAGTAATGCGAAAATATGAACGGCTAGGGTTTAAGCCAGATAAATTTTTCAAATCTGGATATGGTCTTGGCGTTGTTCGCTCATGGAAAAATGAGATCGTAGGGTTGTTGAACGATTCGGAAAAATCACTTCTAAACACTTTCATGGCAAAAGATAAAAAACGACAAGGACTTTCTCCAAAGAGTTCACATGAAGAAAGATTTGCACAAAAAAAAGCAATTCACAAAAGCATGATCGCACATTTAGAAAGTGTTCGAGGAACACTTGAGGCCGATATTGAAAAACGGTTTGGTGAGGGATTACGGGAGAGGATGGGAGATAAAGCTTTTAATACTTTGATCAGCGCAACAATTTCAGATTATTACGATAGTGCTTTTAAAAGTTATATTCAAGGATACCTATACAAAAAAGAAGAATTGAGCAGTCAAAGGAAGAGAACTAATTACGATATGCGGACTGTCAATTTAAGAAACATAAGTACGTTTTCAAAGACAGCGTATCGTTTAGGGGTAGTAACAATTCACGATTTGCATAATGGAATCATACAAGAACTCAGAGATGCCAAAAACTCTGGCAGAACTAAAGGACCTCGAAGCAGTCTTATTGAATGGGCATTTGAAATTCAAAAGTATACGGGGGTAAAGTTAGAGCGGAATATGGAAGTCATAAGAGAAATCACGGACTTTTTAAATGATAATTCGGAAGAGTTGGGGATTTATTCTAATCGTATAGACGAGGAAACTAAACATTTAGGGGATAGACAAGATCACGATCACAAAATTGACAACCAAAAACTTTCTGACTCTAGAGCACGGGTTAAGAAAATAGAAACGGATATGGACAGGAAAAAAGACAGAGAAGAAAAAAAGATGCTCTATAATATTATGCAGCAAGTTAAGTCTGGAAGTCCTCGTATCCAATCTATATTAAGGATTATGGAACCAGGGCAACGGAAAA